CTCGTATTGGCTTCGAGGAAATGCTTGATGGTCGCATTCAGTTCTCTGAGTTAACCAGTCTTGTCATGGAAGGCATGGACGAATTTATTTATCGCGAGATTGCTAAGGCTCTTGCAGCTGTAGTTGCTTCTCTACCTGCGGTTCAGCGCGCTGAGGTTGCGGGCTTTGACGAGGCCACTATGGACGAGCTACTTGCTATTGCTGATAGCTATGGCAAGGCTTCTATTTACTGCACCTTTGAGTTTGCTGCTAAGATGCTTCCCCAGACCAATTGGGTTTCTGATGATATGAAGAACCGTCTCTGGGCCGAGGGTTGGCTTGGTAACTACAAGGGTCACAATGTAATTATTCTTCCTCAGTCTATGGTTGATGAAACTAATACTGAGAAGGTAATCGATCCTGCTCAGGCTTATATCTTCCCCGTTGGTCAAGACAACAAGCCTGTTAAGATTGTCTTTGAGGGTCAAACCGCAGTTCGTACCGTTGAGGATAATGATGATTGGAGCACTGATTTCCAGGCTTACAAGAAGTTTGGCGTTGCTACTTTCTTCACCAACTTTATCTTCAGCTATCGCAACACCGATCTTAAGAAGGCTTCTCGTTTACATAATCTTCCTGTTGACGAGCCCGAGGGTGAATCTGGCGCTGAAGGCGAATCTGGCGAGTAATCTAATAAGATAAATTAATTTAAATGGAAAAGCATGCGGCATATACAGGTACAAGAAACTTATATGATTCAATGGAAACTGCAGCTAAATCACTTATTGCGAATAGCTCAGTAGATACAGTTCATTTTTTCATTGAAGATAATAATTTTCCGCATGAACTTCCAGATATAATTCAATGTCATAATGTAAGTGGGCAAAAGTTTTTTCCTAAAGACGGTCCAAATATGAGAACACAATTCACTTATATGGCTATGATTAGAGTTTGTTATACTCAATTATTACCAGAAGTTAGTAGAATACTTCAACTTGATGTAGATACTATTTGTGTAAAAGATATTGATCCTATTTGAGATTTTTTAAGAAAAGATGATTGAGTCGCAATGGTGGAAGAAACATTGTCCACTTACAAACCATACGGTCCATTGTATTATAATGCGGGAGTCGCATTATTTGATTTAGATAGAATGCGTAAATTTAAAAAAGATGAAAAATTAATTGATTTTTTAAATACTAAAAAAGTACCTTATGTAGATCAAGATGCGGTAAATTATTTTGCTGATCATGTTTCTGAGATTCCTGTTTGTTATAATGAAACTAAAGTTACTGGCTATACTGATTCACCTGCAATTGTGCATTTTGCAGGATATAGAGAGTGACAAAATTCAATCAAAGTTCCACGGCGTGAATATATAAAAAAATATAAAGAGATGGATTGAGAAACAGTTTTAGAAGAACATTCAAAGAGAGCGCGATAAAATGAAAATTTTAATTGCGGTTCCAACTTTTGAAAATATTACACCAGATACTTTTAAATCTATTTGAGATTTAGATAAGGGTGATAATGAATGCTCTTTTAACTTTGTGCGAGGATATGATTGTGCAACTGCACGTAATAAAATTGCGCAATTAACATTAGATGGTAATTATGATTATGTATTCATGATTGACAATGATGTAACTCCTCCAAAAGATGCTCTTCTCAATCTTCTTTCTCATAATGTTGACGTTGTAAGTGGCTTTTATGTGCGTAGGCATTTAGATGATCAAACTTTAAATAAAACTTGTGTATATAAACTTAAAGATGAGTATAATAAATTATATTTTAATTATTCTAAAGAAAGTGCATATACTAAAGAAGAATTAATAAAACTCCATAATGATAATAAATATTTAGTAAAAATTCACGGTGGAGGAATGGGGTGTATTCTCATTAAAACCTCTATTTTTAATAAAATTAGTTATCCTTGATTTGATTGAGTAAATTATAATAATTCTCATAAAGGAGTATTATCAGAAGATTTATTTTTCTGTGAACAACTTCGTAAAAACAATATTCCTTGTTATGTTGATACACGAGTTGGATGTGGTCATCTAATTAGAAAAATTGAAACTTGTAAAGTTTAAACATTAATAAGGAGGAAGCATTAAATTAGATGCTTCCTCCTTTATTTGTATATTATAGAGATAAAAGGAGATAAAATGAGTAATTTACAAGATCATGTACTAGTTCCAGTACGTAATATGGTAAACCATAAAGTGGTTTATACAATTCCAGATCAAAATCGTCGAGTAGTTTTTGAACCCTTCCAAGAGAGAAAGATTAGTGCGGGAGAACTTCGTGGACTACATTACACTAGTGGTGGAGAAACGCTTCTTCACGAATATCTTTGTGTAAAAAATAACGATTTAAGAGCAGAATTTAATATTCCCAAAGATCAAATTGAATATGATTGGGAGTTAAAAGATATTAAGCATCTTCTTCTAGATAATGATGCATTAATTGAGTCTTTACAAGATGCTTTAGATTTTGCTCCAGAGGGAATTCGTGAGATGATAATTGACTACGCTGTTATTTGGAAAATTCCTGACACTAATCGCAGACGAGTAATTTCTCAAATGACAGGTATTGATATAAATAAGCAAATTGAATTTGCGGAAGCGACAGAGAATGTAAGAGCTGAAAATGAAGCTCCTTCTCATCGTCGCGTTAGTACAACTAATGCTAATAGAACAGGACGTCGTGTAATTCAAAGTTAATAGGAAGGAGGCCAAAATGTCAGATACTTCTTCCTTTACTTCTTTTGAAGAAATGTATGATTTCTTCCTTGCGGGGATTACAGATGATATGTTTATGGAAATGACAAAAGAAGATACAGAAGCTTTATTAGAAGAAATTCTAATGGCCGCTATTCCGCATTTTGAGTTTCCTAAAAAGAGTCTTTTTGATTTAGATTTAGAAGCTAAAACTTTTACTGTTACTTTGACTCAAGAAGAAATGATGATTATTCGTCAATATATGATTAGCGAATGGTTAGGTTATCAATTAGCTAATATTGATCTTGTTCGTCAAAAGTATAGTGGAAGTGATTTTAAATTTACTTCACAAGCAAGTCATATTAAACAGCTTGTGGCTCTAAAAAAGGAATATGAAACAAAAGGCTTCCATTTACAGAGATTATACAATCGCCGTAAAAAGCGAGAAGGTGGAGGATACGGTTCTACTTTTGCTAGAATCATGGATACATCTGATACACAGTATTATGATTAGCGTGTATGATATTGATATAGACAACAGAGCAATTGATAATAATCTAATAAGATTACAGTCACAAATTTTTAAACTTCTACCTATGCGGGAAGAACATCAAGAGTGAAGTAAACCATTAGAAACTATTATCCTTGAACTCTTAGGAATGCAAGGATTATTTTCTAATTTAGAATATTTAGTTGCTCTAGTATGTAAATTACAAGGTTTAATTGAAATGAGTGATGAAGCAGATTTTATGCTTTACCGCAGAACAATTTTTGAATGCTGCGGATTAATAGATAAGATAAGGACTTATTTTAGCTAAATAAAAATTTTAGAAAGGGGGGCAAATTTTGGAGGAAATAAATATTATTAATTCTCAAGTTAATAATAGACTATATAACACTTTAAAGTGGATAGGACTTATTGTTTGCCCTCTTAGCGCGATTGTTGTAAAAGGATTCAGTCCTTTATGAGGAATAACAACAGCTAATCACACAATGTTAGTTTTTCATATTCTAATATTATCAATTGGAGCAATTTTAGCTTTTTCAGAGGGTGCTGAAGCGCAACAGTCAAGAGAAGAAGTAGGAGACGACCATGTCATTAAAGACTCTTAGTGCGCGACTTCAATATCAAGGAGGAAATGCATTAGGTCGAATTAATCAACAAAAATTAAATAGTCTGCGGGCTGCATTAAAAAACGATTATAATAGTAGATTAATTAAAACTCCTCTTTGTGAAGCTTGGCCCGCACTTATAAATTTAAATAATTTAAAACCAGATTATGATAAGAAAATTTTATCTGTTGAATATGATGCAGGTCTTGAAGCTGGAGATGTTTTTGAGATATTAGATGATTGTACTCATTGGATGGTATATCTTCCAATTTTAACAGAAACAGCATATCTCCGTTCAGAAATCATTCGTTGTAGATATACTATTACAATTGATGATACAGAATACTGAATTTATTTTCAAGGTCCGACAGAGACAGATATTCGTTGATTTCAAAAACGTGGAATTAATATTAATGAATTAAATCTTTCTGGTACTATTTTTATAAAATTAAATAAACAAACTCGTGAATTTTTTGAACGTTTTACACATATTAAAGTTGATGGACATATTTGAGAAGTCCAAGTTACAGATAGTATTTCTGTCCCAGGCATTCTTGAAATAGAAGTTCAAGAATATTATGACAATCCAATTGCAGAACTTCCGGAAATTAAGAAAGCTGACGATATTGAATCTGTTATCGTTGGTGAAACACTAGTCCCACAAGATACTACTATCGGATATTATATTCCAAAATCTTATTTACAAAGTTCTTTCTCTTGGTCTGTTACTGGCAACCCAAGAGTAGAAATCGTAGATGTTATGAATGATGGAAATATGTGTAAAGTTAGAATTCATGATGGCGCGATAGGTACTTACACTATTAACTATGGTGAGTATAGTTTAGAAGTAACAATAGATTGACAAAGAGGATATATTAATGGACCAGATACAGTTGCTCCATATGGTATTTATACTTATGAAGCTAATGGTACATTTAGTGTAGACTCTTCTTTAGTTCGTATTAATTCTCAAGATGGTACTAAGTGCGAACTTGAAGTATTAACTGGCCGAAAAGGTAAGTTTACTTTAACATGTGTTACTGAAGATAATGAAACTTATACTTTACCTGTTACTATTGGATCATTTACAGGAGATAAGAATGAAAAAAGCATCGGTATTGTTAGCTAATAATTTTAAATCTACTTTTCTCTCCTGCGAAACAGATCAAGAAACGATTTGGCGGCGACTTTTTATTGAAAGTCGCCCCTATTCTGATAAATTAAAACGACTTTTAGTGCTTAATACTGCGGATTGTCTTGATGATACTCAGATACAATATCAAGAAATTATTGATGGTATGAATCTTCAAGATTTAAAAGATAAGCAGTATCTTAAAAATGTTCCTAAACTTGAATTTGGTGAGCATGAAGAGGTTAAAGCATATATTCTTTTAGAATTTGATGATTTTATTCCTACAAGTAATCCACAATATCGTGATTGTACAATTACTTTTTCTATTATTTGTCATTTAGACTATTGGGAATTAGATGATTATAAACTTCGTCCTTATCAAATTGCGGGATATATTGATGGTATTTTAAATGGCACTAAACTTTCTGGTATTGGTACTTTACAATTTATGGGTGCTAGTGAAATTGTAATGAACGAATATTTAGGAGGAATTGTTTTAAGATATATTGCAACTCATTCTAATGCAGATGATAGCGTGAATCTTGATCCTACACTACCTTCACATCAGGACTTAAATGGTTCTTATTAATAGGTGTGTTGTTTTATGAGTATACAAGGAGATAAAACAAAATTAGGTTTAATTCTCTCTGGGCAACCATTGCCAATTGAGAGTGCGAACATATTTATTACTCAGCCTAAGATAAAAGATATAGTGCTATTTGGCGAAAATGATTTTTTATCTGCGGTTCAAATGTTAGCTAAAATGGAATATTTTACTGACATGGTAAAAAAGGGTAATCTTGATTTAGAGATTATATCAGATTTTCAGTTATTAATGATGATGATCAATCAAGATGAAACAGTAAAAACTTTAATTTTAAATCTTTTTACTTTAATCTTCCCAGATTATATTGTTTCTGTTGAAGAAAATTCAATAGATTTTTCAATAGAACAAGAAGAAGAGACAGCTAAAATAGTTGGAAGAATTCATCCTTTTAATTTTGAAGATTTTCAAATTGTATTAAATGATGCTTTTCTTCCACATATTGATAATGAAAGAGAACCAGATTATAATCCTGCGAATGATGCGGCAAAGAAAATTGCAGATAAAATTAAAGCAGGACGAGAAAAGGTTCATGCGATGCAAGCTGAATCAGATGGCCCTCGTTCAATCTTTTGTGATCAATGTTCTACTTTAGCTGTTGGATTACAGATGGATATAAATATCTTTTTTAATTATACCCCATTTCAATTATATGACATATATAAGAGATATTTTGAAAAAGTTAAATCTGACTTCTATATGCGGGTATCCACAATGCCTTTAATGGATACTTCAAAAATGGAAGAACCTCTTGAATGGCATCGTTCATTATATTAATTCTCCCTAAGCCTTGATAGGGTGAATATAAGAGATATTAGATAGGAGCGCGAACCTAAATAATATCAAAAAAGGAAAAGACTGTATACAATTTTTTTCTGTTCGTTTTTTAGACAAAAGGAGGTCCGCTTATGCGAATGGGTGTACGCGAGATCTGTGATGTTGTCTTTCGTCCTCTAACCGCTGTAGATATTGGTAATCAGCACTTTGATGCGGGTCAGCCTGTTCTCTACTTAGATACAGCTAAGACCAGCTCTCTTGAGGGTGCTTCTACCACAGTTTACGCTCAGGGCGGCAAGGGTAATCCCCGTCTAATCGGTTGGGACGGCGAGAAGACTGTAACATTCACTGTCGAAGATGCTTTAATTTCTCCCGTTAGTTTCTCCATGCTTTCTGGTGCTGGTATCGTTAAGGGTCGTAAGGCTCAAGGTGCCGATGCTGGTCAGAAGATCTACACTCACCAAGTTTACGATCTAGTTGTTGAGACTGCCAATGACAAGTTCTTCGTTGAACTTCCTGCGGATATTCGTAATGGTGAGACAATCGTTGTTTCTAAGGAAGCTCCTATTTATGCTACTGTTTTAGACAGTGCTGGTGGTCCTAAGACTTTCCTTTCTGCCGTTAAGGCTGCGGAAATCTTTACAGATAAGGCCCTTAAGGCTGCTGTTACAGTTACTAATAGTGAGATTCAACTTGGAGCCTCTGATCCTGTTTACTTCCAGATTTCTGACGTTGATGCTACCAATTATACTGATTCTCAAGTAAAGGGTGGCAACACTGTCCGTATTGACTGCTATACAGTTCACACTGATGGTGCTCAAGAGATTCAGATTGACGCTGAGAGCTTTGGTGGCTACTACTACATTGAAGCTGACACTCTCTTCCGTGACGAGGTTACTGGTCAGGATTTACCCGCTCAGTTCATTATTCCTCGTGGTAAGATTCAGTCCAACTTCACCTTTACAATGGCTAACTCTGGTGATCCTTCCACATTCACCTTTACAATTGACGCCTTCCCTGCTTATACTAAGTTTAACAAGTCTAAGAAGGTTATGGCTGCTCTCCAGATCGTTGATCCTACTGAAGCTGGTGGACACAATTACGAGGATAAGACTGTTCTTGGTCACGCCAATCGTACTCAGGGTGCCGATATTTACGGCGAAGGTGTAACTAGCACCGCGGTTGCTGATAATCCTTATACCAACAGCATCTTTGATACTGCGGTAAGTAGTGACAGTGCTGAAGGTGAAACTGGCGGCGCTGAGGGTGAAACATCAAACCCTTAAATAGCCCCACTAAATTAAATTTAAAACCTGAGGTTAGTGCGGGCACCTTAGAAGAAACCTCAGTAGCCGATGATTCAGAAGATGAAAATACAGACACTTCTGATAATACAGAGTCTTTAAATGAAGAGACTACTGAAAATGATACAGAATCTACTGAGAAAGTAGAACCGTCTGCTAAAGAGCCAGAAGTTGTTGAAGATATAGCTCTTTTTGATAATTCGATTACTGATCCAGTAAATCTTCCTGGTGAAGACGATTCTTCTGAGATAACTAAAGAGTAAGGAGATCCTTATAGTCTCCATAATGAGGGGTACCCTTGCGGGTGCCCCTCTTTTTTATTAGAGATTTTAGGGGGTGAAAATGGGTAAAGGATATATTTCACTTTTCTTTGATCATTCTGGTTATAAAATGCCAGAAGAAAATTTAGAAGAAGCTAAAAATAAAATTTGAAAAAATTATAAAGCTAAATATCCAAATTCTTTAGAAGAAAGAAATGATATTCAAAGTTTTACAGAAAATTCTATTTTAACAGAGATGCAGAGAGATTTACAAAAAAACGGATCTTTGTCAGATTCGCTTCCTTATTGAGATATAAGTGTTGGAGCATTATATAGTATAATTAAAGATAATACTGATTTATTATCTAATATAAGTGAAGCAATAAAATTTTGCGAGACCACTCAAATAAAACTTAGTAGAATGTTAGATGCGAGTAAAGGTTTAGTTTCTTCAAATTTACTTAATACTCTAGAATCTTGTAAAAATTCTATAGAAGAAATTGAAGCTCGTTTTAAAGGAGCGTCCTCTGAAAAAGATTTTAACAAAATATTTTGAGGTGCTTTACAAGGAACTATAGCAAGAGCTCAAGGAGCTGTACATGAAACTGCTGCGGCAGTTGCGGCAAAGACGGCAAAAGATAAGGTTAATAAAGTTTTTGCTGAAGCAGGCCAAGATATTAAAATTTTTGTAGAAGCTACAGGAGGAAAAGTTGAATTAGATTCAGAACTAATGCAATCATTAAATGATAATGGAATCGAATCTGGTTCTACAAATTCTAGTAAAAATGATTTAACAATTTATGCAAAAGATGGCAATGGGAAAGTATTGTGAACATCAGGCATATCTTTAAAATCAACTTCTTCAGAAATGCCAGAAAAAGTTCATATTATGTCTATTGAATTAACTACTTTATTAAATAAATATTTCTCAATAAATAAAGAAGAATATTTAAATTTAGCTGGTGGATTAGCAATGGATGATTCATTTGGTAATAAATGGATTGCTCAGTTAATGAATCAAGCAATTGATCAGAAAGAATTAACAAGTTCATCTGCAGTATTAGCAGAATCTTGAAAAAAAATGATTTATGCCGCAATTTATTCTCAGGTTGTAGATATGTTTACTGGCTTTGGAGGGGCTTTGAATGACATTCGCTATTTAATAATAAATTCAAAAGCAATTCCTATGGATGATTTATTTTCTATTTTAGAAAAAATACAAAATCCAAAACAATTAACTTCTATTCAAGGCATTGAAATTTCAGGTGCTATTGCAGCAGCTAAAAGAGATGAATATGTTAATTTAAATAGACAAGCTTTTAAAGTTTGAAGTTATGATTATCCAACCACAGCAGCCGCCCGCATTGGCCGCAGTACGCAAGCTTGAAATGATATATATAATAATATGCAGAGTAAAAAAATTTCAATTAGTTTAAAATATAAAGCTATTTTTGGAATAAATACTCGTTAAAAATCTTGACAAAAATAGAAAATTATGCTATACTTAAATAGTAAATATATAAGAGACAAAAGGAGTTGATTATGATTAACTTAGAACAAGTCAAAAATTGTCCTTTAACTTCTCAACAAATGTATGATATGATTAATTCATGTATTGAAGCCGCGGAGGATAACGGATTTCTTAATCAATTTGTATTTGAACGTGCATTAGTTTGTCACGAAATCCTTAATTTAATTGAGGATTTAGATGATCTTGCGGGGTCTCGCGTTGCGGAGAATCCACTTACTGCGTTTGATCAGTTCCTCGAGCAAGGACAGATTGATGAATTAATTGCCAATCACAAAGATACTGTCGAGTACGTAGGACAGGTTGCCGCACAGTATTTTGAAGCATATGAAAAGTATCTTCTTTCTATTGGAGGAGTGCTTAATAAGGCTGAAATTTTCAGTTCAGAAGTTCTTCAAAATATGGTAGGACAAGTACAAAATTTAACAACTAATCAAGATATTAAAGAAACACTTAGAATTGCAGATGAGTGGGGAATGAATAGAGTTCCTCCAAAAACAGAAAATCCTGTAGATTCTACAGAAGTACTAGATAGTTTATTTGTAAAATAATTAATAAGAGAGACCCTATAGCGATGTGCTGTAGGGTCTTTTTTTATTATCTTTATACAATGTTTTTTACTTAATAATAGATATTGTTATCTCTAAAGGAGATATAAGGATTACATTCCCGAGAGGAAGGTGAAAGAATTAAATGAAATATTCTAATAGTATTGAATATAATATTTCTACTAAATTAGATAAATCTGGTTTAGCTCAACTTCAAACTCAAATTAAGCAAGTTGAATTAACAATGCAACAGATGGCTAATAAAGAATTATTAAATCCAACTAAAGTTCAAAATGCACGAGAACAGTTGCAGGGTTTAAGTACTGCTTTAAATAAAGCATTTAATCCATCTCTTGGGATGTTAGATTTAGCTCAATTTAGGAAAGAACTATCTAATTCTAAAGTTACTGCGGAGGGTTTGCAATCAGCTTTCCGATTAACCGGTGCTCAGGGTTCTGCGGCTTTTAGTAGTTTAGCGAAACAAATTGGACATTTTAATAGTGGAATGGAACGAACTAGTTCTGCTGTTGATAAAATGTTCGTTACTTTTCAAAATACATTTCGTTGAGGATTAATTTCAAGTTTCTTCAGTCAATTTATGAATGCAATTCATAGTTCAGTAGAATATGCTAAAGAATTAGATGATTCATTAACTCAAATTATGCTTGTTACTGATTATAGTCGCGATAGCATGAATGAATATGCTAAGGCAGCTAATGAAGCAGCGAAAGCTGTAGGTCAAACTACAGTTGGTATGACTAATGCTTCATTAATTTTTGCTCAACAAGGTTATGATTTAGATCAGTCTCAGCAATTAGCTACTTTATCTGCTAAACTTGCAAATGCTTCTCAACAAGATACTGCGGCAACTTCTGATCAAATTACTGCGTATATGAATGCATATGGATTACAAGATGATATGGAAGCACTCAGTCAAGCGATGGACAATTGAGCATTAATTGCTAATATTTCTGCGGCTGACGTTGAAGAAATTGCATTAGCATCTCAAAGAGCTGCTTCAATGGCTAACGCAGTTGGTGTTAGTGGTGAAGCACTTGCCGCACAAATTGCTACAATTGAATCTGTAACACGAGAGGCACCAGAACAAATTGGTAATGGTCTTAAAACATTATATGCTCGTTTTTCTGATTTACAATTAGGTAAAGAAGATGAAGATGGTATTGGTCTTGGTAAAGTTACTTCAACACTTCAAAATATTGGAGTTCAAGTATTAGATTCTCTTGGTAATGTCCGTAATATGGACGACATCATGGAAGATCTAATGGTAATTTGACAAGATTTAGATGATACTACGCAAGAAGCTGTTGCACAAACATTAGCAGGTAAGCATCAAGTTAATCGTTTTACTGCTTTAATGGATAATGCAGACATGTATCAAGAATATCTTGGAGCTACTGGCGAAAATGCTTCCGGTACTCTTGAACAAATGAATCAAGAATATATGGATTCTTTACAAGGTAGAATGGCTACTTTGCAAGCTACTTTAGAAAGTTTATTTAATGATGTATTTACTACAGATATGGTTTATCCATTAATTGATGCTTTAACTAAATTAGCTGAAGCAGTAGATACACTATTTAAATCTGTAGGTGGTGGACCAACTATTATTCTTGGTTTAGCATCGGCTTTTATGAAATTATTTAGTACAAATATAGCACGAAGCATTAATGATTTTGCTAGCAATCAACAATTAGCAGAGACGAGAAAATCTAATTTAGCTAATGTTAAAGGAGCTTTAGCAGATACTGGATTAGATCAAACAGAAGTTGGGCAATATATAGATGCTGGTGCCACACGTGCGGGTGCTATGAATGCAGATCAATATCGAATTTATGAGCAACAATTAGACAGTTATATTACCGCTTCTGAAAACGCGGCCGCGGCGAATGAAAAGTTAAATGATACTTATTTAACAGTTGCAGCTGCTGCTGGTATGTTATATGAAAATGCAGAGGATTTAATTGTTTTAGATGAAACTGGATTAAATATTTCTGGTTTGATAGATGAAGTTGCAAAAAGAAATCCAAAAGAGTTGGCTGAATCTTTTAAAGATATTGATTGAAATCCCGCAATTGAGGGTGCGGAAGAATTATCTAAATCAATGGGACGCTTAAGTATTGCGATCGATAGAGCAAAAGAAGGCGAACAAGATTTAGATGCTGTCCTTCAGATGGGAGATAAAGCTAGCGATAATCTACAGATTTTATATGAAACTGGAGCAATAACAACTCAAACATATGAAAAATTAAGAGATGTACTTGATCAAACTTCGTTAGAATTAGCAGATAATGGAAAAGTAACTGATGATACTACAAAAGAATTTGAACAAGCAACTGCAGTTGTAGCTAGATATACGGAAGCTTTAAAAAATATTGGTCCAGAAGTATTAGCAAAAGGACCTGAATCAGTAGCAAAAGCATTAAGAGATCAGCTTTCAGCTCAGCAAGCATTGGATCAAAACAAACAGGGTAGTCAAGGTGTTATTGAAAATCTTAATAGTCAACTTAATGTAGAAAATATTATTAAAATAACTACTTCAATAGGTCAATTAGCTTTTGCTTGGCAATCTTTTCAAAATCTTGGTAGTTTATGAGCTAATGAAGATTTATCCGCCGGAGAAAAAGTTCTTCAAACCATAATGAATCTTACGATGACTTTACCGCAGTTAATTAATGGTTTACAAGCTATAAAAGAAGCCAAGATCTTTGAGGCTCTTTCAGAGATTCCTGAAACAGGATCTATAATTGCACAATTTAGTCAATTAGTAGAGGTAGAAAAAAAAGGTATTGAAGCTTATGATAAAATGCTAGAAGCTGTAGGTGAAGGTGCAGAAATTGCAGATGGCCTTGAAGATGCTTGAAAAGCTGGAGAAAAAGCTACAGAGACAATGCGATCAATGGGCGATGAAATAGACGGATTGTCTGGAGTATCAAAAATTTTTGGTCAAGGAGTAGCAGCTGCGGCAGCAGAGGGCGCTACTGGATTAGGACTTTTAGCTGGAGGCTTTAAAGCAGTGGCTATAGAAGCCTGAGCTTTTGTTACCGGTCCTGCAGCTCCGTTTTTAATTGCTGGCGCTGCAATAGCTGCAATTGCAGTTTCAATAGGAATAGCTCAAGAACAAGCTAAAAAAGCTCATGAGCAAGCAATTAATGATCTTGAAGAAGCCAAGCAAGCTCGACAAGAAGCTGAGGATTTTGTTTCTGAAGTAGATAATTGAAAATCTAAAAGAAAAGAAAAAGGCGACAACAAAGAATTAGCTCAAGAAGCAGATGCTTTAACAGATAGTCTTCGTGAAATGGGTCTAGTAGAAGAAGCTAATGCTTTACATTTAGCTGCAATTAGAGCAGAAGCATCTGGAGCAACCATCGATTTTAATAATTTAGAAGATGCCGCAACACGAGCTCAACAAGCAATAAGTGATCAATCAGCTCTTGATGCTATGAACGCAGCAAATGCTATCTTAGAAGATTATTTATCTACAGAAGAAGAAATTGCTGCGGCTGAGGAAGTTCGTCGAAATGCTGCATTAGACTATAATCTTGATCAATTAAGCCGCACTAATGGATGAGAAATGGGTGTTCTTAACGTAACCGGAGATGAAGATTTACGTGCGGCAACTTTAGATTGACAATCTCTCAATTCTATTCTTGAAGAATCTGTGCCTGGTTTCAGAGAAATAACTGATGAAAATGAAAGATTAGCTTTAGCATTAGCTCATACAACTAATGAAGCTCAAAGAGCAGCAATTGAAATTCAACAAATGTTAAATGCAAATGATGCATTGAGCTCTTCTAGAACTGTTGATTATGGAGCTGGAGATATTGGTAATTTCAATGAACGAGAAGATATTGTTCAACAACTAGAAAATACTGGCCTAAATGCAGAGCAAAGTTTACAGTTATTAGTCGCGGTTGATGACTCTAGCTATGAAACAATGACTCAAGATATTCAGACGGTAGTAGAACATCTTAATAATGGAGAACCTTTTGATATAGCTGTTAAAGCTATTATGGATGAGCAAGAAACAGAAGATTATATAAAATCTCAACTTGCTGAATATCAGCCAACAGATGAAGATGTCGATGCAGATGAATTTCATTCTATGGCAAGTTATATTCAAGGAGCAAATGATTCAGCTTTTGAAGAAGGAGGAATGTTTGAAGACATTTCTCCAGATATTAGAGAAAATGCAGATGCTATAGAAGATTTAGTTGAAGGTATTCTTCGTTATGACGATGCGGTTTCTACTCTTCAAGACAAAGAAGATGAATGACGAAATGCTTTATCTGATACTGCAGACTTTCAAGAAAGAGCCAACGCCGTTGAAGAATTAAAAGAAACATATTCTGATTTCTTAGATTTAGGAGATGACGTTTCAGATCAATTTGCTGAAAATGCAGATAATCTAGATTTGATGGCGAGAGCTGCAGAAGGTGATGTAGAAGCTTATAATGAGCTATTGGCTGCTGCTGCTACGGATATTGCAGTTAATGTTTATGGTGTTGATGAGAGTTCTGCTGCGCTTGCTGATATGGCTACATATTTACAGTCAGATGCATTTAATGACATTGAAGTTGGAATGAATATCGATGACCAAGCTTTCTATGATGCTTTAAATGCTATGGCTGCAGAAGCTGGATGAACTGCCGCAGATATGGAAGCTTATCTTACTTCTATTGGATGTTCAATTGATCCGACTGGTTTTGAAGAAAGTGCTAATAATTTAGTTGCTGGGGCAGAGCAAACAGGAGCCGCGGAAGCAGAAGCTTTAACAGTTCATACTACAACTACTGTAGAGTCTGGAACAGGACATGAAGAAAATACTGTTGATTATACAAATGCTACAGCAAATGTTACCGAAGTAACTGGATATTCTAGTCTTCCTGTAGCTTCAGGAATGACAGATGTTAATTCAATAGGAGCTGCGGGAACACCTACTACAGCACAGATTCCTTATTCTGTCCCATCTGTTAGTTATACAGTCACTCCAGTTACAAAAACAGATATAGCAGAAAAAACAGGCTTTGCGGTTAATCAAGAAGCTAAGCAAGGGTCTGGCGGAAGTGGTGGCGTACAAGTCAAACCAGGATCAGTAAAAAAGACTAGTTCGGGTGGAAGTAAAAATAGAGGAGCTTCTTCTCCTCATTCTAGCGGTGGAGGCAAAGGTGGTAGCTGTTTCGTCGCAGGTACTTTAGTCTCCCTCCAAAATTCATTTAAAGAAATTGAAAAAATTCAAGTTGGCGATATTGTTCTTTCATACAATGAAGAAAATCATCAAAATGAATACAGTAGAGTTCTTCAAACAATGATTCATGACACCACAGAAGAAATTTATGATTTATATATTGAAGATGAAACTCTTAGCGTAACAGGTATCCACAGGTTCTATATTAGACGTAAACATGATATCGAATGAATCATGGCTTCTGAACTTAATATTGGAGATTATGTATTATTTGCTGATGGAAATTGGCATGTAATTTCTAATATTAATGTTAAAATTCAAACTACAACAGTTTATAATTTTGAGGTTTCTGATAATCACAACTACTATGTTGGCCACAATCAAATTCTCGCACACAATAAAGGTGGTGGTGGCGGTGGAGGAGGCTCTGCCAAAACTATTCAACCAAAAGAAAAGAAAGAGCATAAAAAGAATTATTATGAGAAAGTTGATTCTCAATTAGATAAACTTAAGGAACAACTTTCTGGAATTGAAAAGCAAGAAGATAAATTAATTGGTGATAAAGCTCGAGCTAATCAACAAAAACAAATTAAATTAATTGAGCAAGAGATTAAACTTGAAGAAGAACGCTTAAAGATTCTTCAAGATACTGCTGACAGCGAGCTAAAAGACGTAAAAGCCGCGATGGAAACTAAGGACAAACTTGCTGAAGATATTCTTAAAGGTCGTGGTATTAGCTTTAATATTCCTGCTCCACAATATGATGAAAATGGTATCATTACTAATTATGAAGCTATATCTGCAAAAATTGATGAAGCACATAATAAATTAATTGATCAATATAATGCTGCGGCAGCTGCGGGTAATGAAGATCTAACAAAAACTATTGATGAAGCTATTAAGAAATATGATGATTATTCTGCAGCAATCCTTGAGAATGCTCAAAGACAAAATGATATTCAAAAAGAAATTGAATCTACTAAGAATAAAATTCAAGAGCTTAAAGATTCTATTACAGATATTAGAATTGAAATTTATAAGGTTTCTTTGGAAGCAATTGAAAGTCTTGAAGATTTAAATAAATCTCGTGCAGAATTAGCTGGCTTTTTAAGTGGCTTTAAAACTGATTCTCCATTAAGAGCTTTAATTGAAGATTTAGATGAATTAAGTAATAGTTATGTTGTTTCTAAAGATAAAGTTCAAGAATTTTATAATGCTCTTATTGCAGAAAAAGAAAAAGCAAAAGAATCTGCAGATGACGATGAAAAAGCTATAATTGATAAAGAAATTGAATATTTTCAAAAGAAAATCAATGAAGCTGCGGCAGGCACAGAAACACAACTATGAGCTAATGGAGAAGTTGGTTATTATTTGGAAGCATTAAGAGAGCTTAGAAGATGAATGAATGGTGAAGAAGATGAAAATTCACCTAATATTTTCGGTGATAATGCTAAAGCTCTTTATGAAACTTACTTAGATGTTTATAACAAAACTAAAGATAGTGCTCTTGATTACGAAAAAATAGTTGAAGATACTGTCGGAGATATAATTGATATATATGATGAAGTTGCAGATAAACAAGAAGAATATTTAAAGGATTACGAACATTGAGTTGAAAAATTTGAAAAATTTAAAGATATGTATACCTTAGCGTATGGTGAAGAAAGCTATGCTGCTATAAGTGCTTTTGAAAAGAAACAAGGTGAAATATTACAAGCTCAAACACAACGACAGCAAGAAATTTATAATTATTGAGCAGCTCAATATGCAAAAGCTATGGAAGAAGGATCTGGAGTAAGTCAAGAAGTTAAAGATGCTATTAAAAAACATATGCAAGAAGCTGAAGAAGCATTATGAGATTTAGGACAAGAAGCTGGAGAAACTTTTGTTCAAGCTTATGAAGACGCTGTAAAAGGCGCAGTTCAGAAATTAAATTCTCAACTACTTCCAGAAGGAGATTCTGATTTTAGTAGAATAGATCGAGAATGAGAATGAGCAAAAGAATTCGTAGATAATTATAAAGATGAAGTTGAAAAAACATTTGAAGTTGAAAAACTTCGTAATAAATATGCTGACTTACTCAATGAAGCTCAAGGTTCTTCTTTAGCAACTCAAAATAAAATTCGTAAGCAAATGGAAGAACAATTAGAGTTACTTGAAGATGAAGAACATATGTCACAGTATGACATTGATTTAGCAAATTCCAAACTTTTAATTCTTCAAAAACAAATTGCTTTAGAAGATGCTCAACGCAATAAAAATCAAATGCAATTACGTCGAGATAGTCAAGGTAATTATCGCTATGTCTATAGAGCTAATCAAAATGATATTGCAAAAGCGCGGCAAGAATATCTTGAAGCTGTTGAAGAAGGATACGAGCTTAGTAAACATCACGTAACAGATACAGCGGAAAAATTAGAGGCTACATTAAAGAAATTTGGCGAAGATTGAGAAAATCTTAATACAAATATGAATTTATCTGACCAAGAACGTCAAGAGCAAAGTATAAAATTAATGAATGATTTTATAAAATATATGGGTTATCTCGCAGAAGATTTTGGCGAAGGACAAGATGGATTAACAAACATTTTAAATGAAATGGTTATGAATTCAACTGAAAGTACGGCTAAAGCTGCACAACTTATGCTAAATAATCTATTTAATAACACTAATAATCTTTTAGGCGCAGAAGATAGAGCCTGATGAGATTATGCTAATGCACTTAGTGAAATTTTTGGTAAAATAAGTGAAGATAATAGAGATTTAGTTACAGAATTAGCAAGCACGACCAATGGAGAAATGGATGAACTTCGTAAGAATTTAACTGGAGACAATGGCGTATTAAGTGTTATTGGAAAAGAAATTAATAGCGAAAATGGATATAATTCTGCTGTAACAGATGCAACAACCGCAATTCAAGATTTAAATACTCAAACTCAAGATCTATTGACACAAGGACTACAGCCTTTTAATGATGCAATTACTGAAAATATTAATGACATAATAAATTGAGAAGCTACTTTAGCAGATGCTAGAACAACTCTTAAAGAATTACAAGAAGATTATGAGAGATTGTCTAAAATTATGGGAGAAGATGCGGCTGCTAAAAATACGATAGGTACATCTGAAGATACTAAACCTGCAGAAGAAAAACCGACTTCTACTTCAACGTCTACGATGGAATCTGCAACTACGAAAAAAACTTTCCCAAATGGCTCAATTGCTGGATATAAAGGTTCATATTATGGAAATTCTTGAGGCGGTGGCGGATTCGGTAACAGTTTATCTGGACAAGCAAATAAAATTAGGATTTCAAGTTTTTCAAGAGGTTCTGGATATGGCTCATATAATATCCATATAGAAACTCTAGATGGCGGCGATTTAGGATGAATTAAAGAAGATCAACTATTTGACACTGGCGGATACACTGGTGAATGAGGTAAGGACGGACGCCTTGCAGTTCTTCATCAGAAAGAACTTGTTCTCAATGCTCAGGATACACGCAATATCCTTTCCGCGGTTGATATTGTTAGACAAATGACTTCTACTCTTGGTAGTGCTTTAACAAATTATTCTTCCAGTGGTATGAAAGCTAACTTTATGAGTTCTGCTTTTGGAGGTACTGTTGATCAAAGAGTAGAAATTAAAGCTGAATTCCCGAATGTCAAAGATTCTTTCGAGATTGAAACTGCTTTAACTAATTTAGCTGACACAGCTTATCAATATGCCCACAGAAAGATTTAAGGGTAGAAAACAGTAAAGTCTTTATTTTGTTTTTTAATTATTAAAGAATGAGATATAAGGCGAATATTAAGGGAAGAGTTAATATTGCTTTAACTCTTCCCTCTTTTTTTATACAGAAAGGAAGCGCAGTATGGCAAATATGCAAGCAATGCAAGAATCATTACTAAAAGCTGCCGATATTATTGTCACGCAGCGCATCAATGAATTAGAATTAGATAAAACTATTACAGCAATAGTTAAGAAAAATCTTGGACAAAAAAATGGAAAGCCTGTATATCAAGTATATTATAGCGGTGGTACCTTTGATGCAATTTGTCAAAGCGTAGATGACGTATATCTTCCTAATACTTCTGTCTATGTATTAATTCCACAAGGTAATTTTTCAAATGAAAAAATTATTATTGGAGCCACAAAAACTATTCAGAATGAAATGCAGAAACAAATTGTTATTTCAGAATCTAATTCTTATGCTAAATTAAGTCATAATTTATTAACTTCAATTAAAGATAATGTATATGGATTACATTCATGACATGATAATAATAATTCAAATGATACAAATACTGCGCATTATTATCAATATATTTATCAAAAAGATAGTGATAATAACGATATTGATTTTAATAAAAATATTTTAGATATATATAAAAATGAAGCAACCGCTTTAATGATTCAAGCAGAATTTCAAACTAATTTAGATTTATTACAAAGACAACAATCTAATGCAAAATATGGTTTAATTTTTAATTTTGCTTTTGATAATTTAAATACTTCTGAAAATAGTTATAAATATGAACAATTTATTTTAACTTCAGATAAAATGATAGGAAATGCTTTTCTATTTAATCAATGATCCAATCAATATAATATTATTCAATTAAATACAAAAACATTGAGTTATTTAGATAGTATTGTATTTTTTCAAGAAGGATTTGTTCAAGATTATAATCGTGAACAAATTTGGCCTCCTAGTAATCCGAATGGTCCGGATATTTTAGTTAAAAATATTCAATTATATCCTTTAAAAAAGATACAAGAAATAAATGATTACAGTTTAAAAATAGAGCCTTATAATAATTCAAATTCTATTATTACAGAAAATTCTACTGATCCTATTCAATTTAAAGCTACTTTTTTAAGAAAATTTTATGAAGATCTTTCTTCAAATATTAATACTAAATTTTATTGATTTAAAGAATCTTTTTCAAATAATAGTAATACTCTTGCGGGAATAGGATGAGAAGAATTAAATAATTTTAATACAAACGAAATTTTTTCTACTACAATTGAAGAAAATACAGCATATAAAAATAATTATAAATGCATAGCTCAATATAATGATATTATATTAGAATATGAATTTTCTATATATAATGAGTTAAACACTCCATTATTAAAATTAGAATCAGATTTAGGAACTAAATTTTCTTTTGATGCTGGGCTACCCACTATATCTATAAAAATAAAAGATATAGGAGATTCCACTTTTATAGAAAAAGGATTTAATGAACAGTATGATTTATTTCCCGAATATATATATAATTGATGTATAATAGATAATAATGGTAATAAAATATTTTTAACAGACCAAGAAGAAAATGATAAAAATATAAATTTAGTTTCACAACTAACTGAATCTACTATTTTAAAAAATATTAAAAGACAAACTCGTCTTTCTAATAATGCTATTGTTGAAGCAAAACAATCAAAATATATAACAAGAATTATATGCCCTGTTGCTGATATTAATAATAATTTTTCAGTAATGTGTTACGTTCAAAAGAGAAATTTAGAAAAAAATACTTATTTTAATATAGGTTCTGCAAAATTAGATTTTATAAATGAAATTTCTAATGTTAATGTTAATAATTATAAAATTGAAATTGAAAATGATGACCAAATATTTAAATATGATATTTATGGTAAAGCTCCAACAGATGAATCTAATAAAGATCCGTTAAAAATTAAAAATTTAATTGCAAAATTAACAACTTTAAATGATATAGAAATTGATTCAAATAATTATCAAATTGAATGAATTTTTCCTCCAAAAGATCAAAGTTTGTTAATATCTTCTGAATCTACAAATAATAATACTATTTGTATTTTTGATATTGAAAAAGATTACAATCCAGATTCTTATAATAATCAAATTACTTGTCATATTTCATTTGATGGATTAGATTTATATAAAGATACTAAATTTTACTTTGGTAAAGAAGGCGATAATGGTACTAATGGTACTGATATTATTGCTAAGATAGAATATAATAAAGATGATGATTATTATAATGTATTAGAAAAAGAACCTGTAACATTATATATTTATGACAATAATCAATCTTTTATTAATACAGATAAACAACGTATTTTAAAATCATCTCAAGTTATTTTTAAGAATACCAATGATACTGGAAATATTATTCCAATATTTAGAACTTCTTTATATCAACGCTCTAACAAATTAAAATATTCTAATTCTCCTATTTATTCTTTAGCAGGAAATAAACAAGGTAAATATTTTGAAACTGGATTAAATTTAATTTGAAAAACAGAAGTGTATGATGATCATAAATTACCTTTAATTCAAAATTTAAAGGCGGAAGTCAAATTAAATGACAATGAAACTTATTATGCTTTTGTTAGTTTACCAATTATTAAATACTTAAAAAATCCAGAAACAAATGAAGATTTAATTTCAATTGATAAGCAATATTATTTAAATGAAATTACATATAATAATGATGGCCGCAATCCAATTTATAATCATAATAAAGGATTAAAACTAAATCTTCCTGATAATATTACTTTAGTAGAATATAATGCAAAAGGAGGATTTGATAAAGATATTGGATTAAATAATAATATTACTTATGCGGAAGGTACTCCATGTTTTTCATTATTAGCTAATAAAGATAGTCAAACTAAAAGATTTACATTAACAAAAATAGGATTAGATAAAGAATTAGTTTATGTATTACCTAATGATAATTACAATGGTAGTATTACAAATAACAGAATAGAAGCAAGATGTTACGATAAAAACAATGTTTTAATTGCAATTGTTTATGCGCCTATTCATATGAGTCTCAATACTTTTGGATTAGCTTCTCTTAATGCCTGAGATGGCAACAGCGTAACCATTGATAATGAAGGTGGTTATGTAATGGCTCCACAAGTAGGAGCTGGTGAAAAAGATAGTAATAATCGTTTTACTGGTATTTTAATGGGTAAAACAGAAACTTATACTGGCAAAGCAGAGAAAGAAAAACAGATTGGTTTATTTGGCTATTCTTGTGGCTTACAATCTATCTTTTTAGATGCGGAAACTGGTAATGCAACTTTTGGTTTACCCGATGGATATACGATTAAAACAAATAACGATATTTCTGTCCCGGTACAAGATGAAGAAGATTATGGAGAAGGACGTATAGAACTTCGTCCTGGCGGCGAAAGTAAAATTGGTGGTTGAAAAATTGGTCGTCGTAGTTTGTACTATACAATGAAACCACTACCAATTTTTAATACTTCTGATGAAAATGTAGCCGAATATTGAGAAACAACTAATGGCCGATATAAATATGAATATTCTGGAGAAATTGGTCCAAAATATTCTCATGACGAAGAAACTCCAAAAAAACGAGATTATGCAGAGCATCACAGAAAAGATATTAAAGTACATGATTCTGGAATTTTATTTTCAAGCGATCCTCCATATATGTCAATTGTTGGTACAATGTTGACAGATGATGAAATTATTGGAGATTCAAATGCTTATCTAAAACGTGGAGATTCTGTCGAAATTCAGCTCGATCCGCAAACTCCTACTGTTTTTACTATTTTTAGACATAATAGTGAATTTAGAAAACAAGAAGCTATTAAAAATGGTAAAATATTAGGAGATAGAACTTTTTTAGCTGGTATTAATTCAAGAGGACAATTACAAGCAAATATTATCGGCACTTTAGATGACAATAATAATCAAGCATCTATGTATTTTGGATTAACTAAACGTTTTAATCAAGCAGTCGGTGATACCACTGAATATATAGGAGCTATATTTGAAGCTGGAAAAGATTTAAATGTTGTTCCTTATATGAAACTACTTATAAATAAGTCAGAATTTGATAATATAATTGATGAAGAATCGCCAACAATAGATAATGTTTATTTAAGCGTTCCAGGAGAATTTAATATAGATTTTAAAAATAGTATTTTTAATGGAAATAATAATATTGATATTCATAGTGAAAATAGTTCATATTATATGGAAGTAAATTCTTTAAAAGATGCTATTGAAGGATGTTTAAAAGCTGCAACAGATGCTAGAGCTAATGCTGTAGATGGCGGTCTTCGTATTTATAATGGAGATTAAAGGAGAGATTAAATGATTAATTTACAAACTCGTTTAGAACTAGAAATTTCAGCTCAACAATGAGTTGATTCTGTAATGTCACAATATAATATTGCGGCAGCTGAAATGGAAGATGCTTTAACAAAAGTTCTTCTTAATTTAAAACAACAAGTTTTACGAGATTATTTAACAGAGCAACAAGAAAATTATTTAAAAGCGAGAGAAAATTCAGGGACTCCGCAAATGTCAAATAATAATAACAATAATTTTGAAGAAGAAAATTAATTTAAATACGAAAGGAGGATAAAATATGGCAACTATTTTAAGCACTCTTTATCCTCCTTTAGTTGATACTTTCCAAATTCCTTTTTTATATACTCAAGATGCAGAGATATATTTTACTATATCTCCTTATAATTCTTATGGAGAAATTAAGCATTTACATATTACGTTAGTTAATCAAAAAACTAATCAAAATGTTTTTGCTTTAAGTAATCCGCGATCTAATTATGATGGAACAGTATTAACTAATGGAGTTTGAATTATTCCTTTTACTCTTGGTAATAATTCATTTTTAACAGGAGATCATACAAAAAATTATTATAAATTAAAAATTCCTTCATATTTATTAAGACAATTAAATGAAGATGAACCTTCTTATACCTGTGATTGTTATTATAAAGTTCAAATTAGATTTGACAAATATGAATTAAAAGAAAATGAAAAAATTGATAATTTATATTTAACAAATAAACGAGCTTATTTTTCAGAATGATCTGCTGTAACTTTATTAAAAGCAATTCCAGAAATTGAAGTTAAATTAACAAATTTTGATACAGATTTTGAAATAATGTCAAAAAAAATTCCTCAATATACCCCTGGAATTATTCCCATTACCGGAGTAGTGTCTTTTATTCCTCCTAATAACACTCAAACAACTGAACATCTTGAATCTTTTAAAGTTGAAATTATTGATAATAATGGAAATTTAATTAAAGATAGTGGCATTCAATTTGTTGAAGAAAATACTAATACATTTAATTGATTATGTGATTTAACAAATGGAATTATTAATACTAAATATGATTTAAATTTATATTTAACAACAAATAACCATTATACTTTTGAAAAAAGATATAGTTTTAAACTTATTGATTTAAGTATTTTAGATTTTAATCCTATTTGAAATTTTAATAAAATTACACTTCCTTATACAGAAGATAATAAACAAATATTAGTTACATCTGAAGATGGTTGGGTAACAATTAATATTACTGTTTCAAATATATTACCTGCGGGATATTTATTTATTAAACGAGCTAGCAGCTTAGATAAATATTTAAATTGAGAAATTATTGATTGTACTTATTTTGCTGATGGTAGTCACGTATCAACAACTTTTATAGATAAAACTATTGGCAGTTTAGTAAATTATAAATATTCATGCCAATATTTAACTTTAGGCGGATTATGAAGTAAAACTGTAAAAACTAATGAAATTGTGTATCCAGATTTTCATGATATACTAATTTTACGCGGAGATAAACAGTTAGCTATCCGTTATAACGCACAAATATCTAGTATGACTCCAGTTGTAAATCGAATAAAAATTGATACTTTAGGCGGAAAATATCCTCGATTTGCACAGAATGCGCAAATGCATTATAAACAATTTCAACTTACAGGGATAATTTCTGCTGAAGAAGATTATAATCGTAAGTTTATTTCTGATTTAGACTATGCAGAAGAAATGAATATTTATAATGAACAAATGAATGGTAAATATATAATTCGTAATGATAAAATGATTAATCGACAATCAGATATTAGCAATTATATATCAGAAATAGAACAATATGATTGAGAAAATATAGATAAACCTTATAATAAGTCTAGAAAATCGATGTTAGATACTCAAAATAATACAAATCATGACATTTATCCAATAGACAATTGATGGTGAGAAAGAAAATTCCGTGAAGAAGTAATTGAATGGTTAAATGATGGAGAACCAAAACTTTATCGTTCAATGACTGAAGGTAATTTACTTGTAATGTTTGATGCTGTTTCTCTCACACCAAATGCACAGCTTGGCCGCAGAATTTGGAATTTTTCTGCGACAGTATATGAAGTTGGAGACGGATATTCTTTAACTGATTTGTCTACTCTTGGAATTTTTTCTATTAAAAACGATTTTAATACAAATATTTATTTAAAAAGACGAGACGAAAATAGTCAATTAAATGAAAAAGTTTGAGTAGGGCAAAAAAATCATTATATAGCGAGTTCTAGACAAACCGATTTTGTAAAATCTGTTAATAATAATTTTAAAACTATTGTTCAAAATAATTCATCTGAAAATCAATATATAGTAAATTGTAAATCATTATTAGATGAAATTAATGATGCTTACAATAGTGTATATGAAAATTATAAAATTGATGAAAATTCTATTTATTTAACAGATGTAAAAATTTATTTTGAATCTAGTCCAAAATGATATGATTTAACTAGCATGAATCTTAAAGAAAATAATAATTTAGATTTAAATATTTCTATTGGAGATACAAAATATAACTTTAAATATGATTCAGATTTACATCAATATATATTAGTTACCAGCGAAGAATAGCTTAGGAGGTGCATATTAAGTATGGCGACAGAATGAGAAAAATGAGGAACAGCTGCATGAGCTACAGATGGCCATAATCGAAAAATTCAACCTTATATTTATTGTGAACAAACATTAAATACAAAAAGTCAAGCTGGTTTTTATATATACTGTTGTGCTCGTGATGGTGATGGTCATTATTATCATAATTATGATTATGGTTTTGAACTTGAACTTTGATATCGTACTTCTAAAGATATTAGTGGTAATAATTGATATGGTTGAGTAAAGTTAAAAAATACTTATGATATTACAAAAGGTAGAGATACTTCAGATAATAAAGGTGTTATTGTAGGTAAACTTACATATGATAAAACATTTAATCGATCTGAAAATAATGAAGGATTTTTACTTGAATTTCGGACTTATATTCCTGAAAGAAATTTTAGAGAAACTTCTGCTACAGTAAGAATTTTAGTAAATCCTAAAACTAAATATACTGTAACATATTATCCAAATGAAGGGTCTGTTACTTCATCTTGAATAGAAACAAAATGACACGATACAACACTTCCAATAACTACTAAATCTCCTGGCACAAAATTAGGATATCATTTTTTAAATAAATGAACAACCAATCAAGATGGAAGTGGAACAGTTTATACAACTGAAATCACAACAAATAGTAATCTAGATCTTTATGCACAATTTGCTCCTAATAATTATACTGTAAAATATGAATATAATCATCCATTAAACAGTTATCAAGCATCAGAAGAACAAACAGCTACATATGGACAAAATTGAGAAACAATTTCTGGTTATGTACCAAGAGATGGATTTTTATTTAATGAATGAAATACTGCTTCTGATGGTACTGGAACTTCTTATGGCGCAGGTCAATCACAAGGTCTTTATGAAGATACTACAGATTTAACATTATATGCTCAATGAATTCCAGCAATTTATACAATTAATTATGAATTAAATGGAGGATATTGAGAATGAGGTTTATCAGAAGATAAAGAATATAATGTTCCTCTTGCATTAACGCATGTTCCAGAAAAAACAGGATATACATTTGAACATTGAATTGATAGCGATGGAGATATTTATACTGTATCTAATGAAAGCCAATATATTAAAAATAAATTAACGACTTTATCTGCTCAATGAATTCGTGTTCAAAAAAGAGTTTTTTATACAGGCCAAAAACCTCAAGATGCTCCAGAAAATATAGATATAGATTGAACTGATATTCCAAATAATGTACTTCATAATTATGGTGATCCATGAAGTACTATTGATAAAACTCCAAGTTTATTGTATTATAAATTCAAAGAATGAAATTCTAAAGCAGATGGTACTGGAAAAAGTTATACTAAAAATCAAAAAAATATTTTACCAGCTATAACTGAAGATATTACTTTATATGCACAATGAGAAAGACTAAAATATACTGTTACTTATGATGGAAATGGAGGTTCAATTACCCCTTCATTTACAACTACATATCAAGGAATACCTATAACTTTAGCTACAACATCTTCTCATAATATCTCTCCTGGAAGTAAACGAAATAATTATAACGTAGAATTTCATTCCACAGATGGAATATTTACAGATCAAACTTCTATTTTTACTGCTTCTGTTTTTAATACAACTACTTATGAATTTGATGGAACTTGATTAAATAAAGATCAATCTGGCGCTATCACTATTTATAATGCGGGAGATCAATATAATAAATATGAAGATATAATTTTATCTGCACAATGAATAGAACATCCTCCTACTGAATATCCTACTTTAACAAATCTTCCGGCTCTTGCACCTAGAGATAATTATGAATTTACTGGGTGATATAGTTCTGTATATGATAATGATTATTCATATAAAATTATAGAACCAGATGCTAAAAATTATCAATTAGAAGATAAGTATGTTAATAAGAGAAATAATACAGAATATTTATATGCACATTGAATTCCTACTACATATATACTTCAATATAATAAAAATACTGTAACTTACTCTGTAGACAATATGCCTAGTTCTGTAGAAGTTTCAATTAGTCCTGGTACAACAGTACTTAGTTTAAATAAGCCAAAAATAAAGCTCAGTTCTACTGCAACTGTTACTCCATATTCAATTACTTATGATTATCAAGATGGAACTTCTGAAAGAGAAAATGATATTCAAGAAAATATACCTTTTGAATATTGGCTATATGGTAATGATCCAGACAATGATACTCACTATTTTCCTGGCGATACAGTCACTTTTACTGTTTCTCCTGGAACTATTATTAATTTAAATGCAATTTGAGGTCCACGAATTGATGGAGCAACATTATTAGAAGGTAAACACAGAAACGGATATATATTTGATGGATGGTATCAAAGTCCAAAATATGATACAATTAAATTAGAACCAGGAAATTCATATGCTTCAGATTTATTAAGCCCAGAAAGAAAAGATATTGTTTTATATGCAAAATGAAAAAAGATAGCATATAATATTGAGTATCTCCCTAATCAAGGGGTTAATATTGAAGATTTACCAGAACCACAAAGAAATTGATCTTACGGAGATCATTTAAGAATTAGTTCAATCGAACCAAGAAGAAAAGCTGAACAACACACTTTTAATGCAAGTTTTTATATTGGAGAAGAATTAATTCAAGAAAATATCTTTAATGCAGCAACTTCATATCTATTTAAAAATTGAAATATTAATGACAATCCTTCAGATAATAATCCAGAAAATATTTATAATAAAAATGATATATATATAGCAGGAGTTTCTGAAAAAGGAACAATTCAAAAAGATGAAACAAATATTGATCTTGTACTTTATCCACAATGAGATTCAGAATCAATTACTTCAGTAATTACTTTACCTATAATTAATAATTCTAACTATAACATGTGAGATATTTATGAAGTAATTAATAATCAAGAAATTCATATTGGTGAAGGGCAACCAGGAGAAAAATATCAGCCTACAACTAATAATAATTTAATTTTACGAGCTAGGCCAGTAGCTAGTGAAAATTATGAAATTGTATACAATTTTAATAAAGGTTGATATACAGATACTCAAGAAAATAAAATTTATGGGCCTTTAGTAACAACCGCCGCAGTAGGTGTCCCTAGCACTATTTCAGATATAATGCTTTATAGAGATGATGAAATAAATAGATATACGGTTGTAATAGATTATAATAATTCTAATTATTATAAAAAGACAGATACATATAATGTTCAACCAATTTCTAGATATAATTTTATGCAAAAATGAAATAGAAATATCGATGGGGATGGAATTGAATATAATTCTAATCAGCAATATGTTGAAAATAAAGATATATCTTTATATGCTCAATGAGAAAAATCAAATATAGTTGATTATAATTTAGAATATTATATATCAAATAGCAGTACCGAAGAACCTACTAATGAAGTTGAATGATCTGAAGAAGAACCAGAAAATATACCTGAAAATAATTATTTATGAGTGCGCACTAAAAATATTTGAAGCAATAATCAAATAGATTATAGTACTCCGGTTTTAAAAGAAAATTATAATACTATTAATAGATATGTTATTTTAACTCCACCAGATTTTTGTTATGGATATGATTTTAAAGGATGGTATGCTGATAAAAATTATAACAAATTAATTTCTACAAATTCAATCGTTTTTATTCCTTCTGATAATATTACTGTTTATGCAAAATGAACAACTGCAAAATATAATATTGATTATAATGCAGGTGAAGGAAATAATCAAAGTGTTCCAGTATCTCAAACAAAAATTTATAATCAAGATATTAAGCTTTCTTATACTAAGCCGATTTATTTAGATCATGTTTTTACTGGATGAAAATCTAATCAAATTGAATATTTTGGATATGACCAAAGTGGCTCTAATGCACCTAAAATGATAGAAGAAAATAGAGTGCAATTAACTCAAGAGTATTGTTTATCTGATTCTATAATTACTCCTTTACTTCAATCATCGAATGAATGAAGTACAGATAAACCAACACAAGAAGATAATAAATATATTTGATCTCGCATTAAAATAAAATGACCGAATGATAATAATTATTATTATAGCACTCCAGTTTGTATTACAGAATATAATCAACTTAATATTGTTAAAGAATATTATGTTTCTTCTACAACTGTTATTCCTAATCCTGATGATGATCAATGAACAACAAATTCTCCTATTAGTACTGATGGAATACATGTATGAGAGCGTTTTTATCTTGAATGATTTGAAATTTATCAACCAGGAGATATTTATACTAGAAATCACAGTGTTAATTTAATAGCTCAATGAAAAGAAATAAATACTTTAACTGAATGACTTAGTAGATGAGAGGATACTGAAGCCTCTATTATTGCAGATATACCGGGTAATGAATTGGTTTTATGAGAAGGAGACAATTCTATTGCTGTTGAAAATTCTTCAAATTTACTTAAAATACTAAAATTAATTGATGATAAAGGAACAGCAACGCCTTCAGATGATGTTAGTTATAATTTAGGATTAGGATATAAATTAAAACTTAGTTTAATTAATCCTTATAATGATTATGATGAAAATAATAATATTGAACAATTATCTCGTACTATATTTGTTCCTGCTAAGAAAAAAATAAACGATGATATTAAAGATAAATTTATTTGAATTCGTATAAAGATAGATTATGACAATACATTAGGAATAGGATCTGAATATACTGATCCTGTTTTTATTGAAGAAATTGAAGAATTTAAAGTAACTAAAGAATATTGTGAAAGCAATAGCAAACCTGCGGTCAATTCAGCTTCATGGACAACCGTTAGGCCAGAAGAACCTAATAATACAGTATGAATTCGTATTAAAGTAGAATGGCCAACTCAAGAAACTCCTTGATATAGTCAAATTACTCAATTAACTGATCATCAAGAACCTTTTATTGCTTATCAATATTATATTAGTACCTCAAATAAAAATTATGTTAACGGAGAATGAACAATAGAAAATCCTATAAAATATGAAGGCTATTATGAAATACCTGCCAATGTAAAAGTTTCAGAAATTTCATTATTTAATGAAGCTCAAGCAACTATTGATTATAAAGCACATATAGATTTAAATTATATAGATATTAGTATGCCACAAGCATATGAAGCATTTGAAGAAATTGTTGGACAAATTGATGGATATTGAAATTATAATCAAAATATCACATCATTATTAACTGCAAAATATTATGCATATGATAAAAATAAAGAAATTACCTATGAACATAAATTAGATTCTTGAAGTGCAATGTCATTTGAAGGAACTCCTTATTCTAGATTAAATATTTCATTAGCAGGAGAGTCAAATTCAACTGTATATGTAGCAGATCAAAATGGTATATTAAATTTAGATGCTAATTATTCAATAAATGACTGTACTATACTTGGAAGGCAAATGTTCAAATCAGATAATTCAAACAATCTTTGTGATTGAGAATATTATGAAGAGGATAATTGAAGTAATAATAGAATAAATAATCATTTATATCCTATTAATGATAGTAGTGGTAGTTATAAATTACAATACAATGGATTATTGTATGATGTAGATTATTCTTCAAATACAATAAATGTTCATATTCCAATAGAAGGAAATATTAATTATAAGGCAAATATTATGCAAAAAATTTATGTTTAAAATAAGGAGTGTGAGATAAAATGAGAAAAAAATATCCTTATCTTGAAGAATCTTACACTCCTTTATCTAAGATTCCTCAAAAAATTATTGAAAATTATTCTTATATGGAATCTCCATATAATTATAATTTAAATACTGAACGAAAAAAACAATCTTTTCTTGCAAAAATAGATACATTTGTTAATCAAAAACAACATATAAATATGACTTTATTAGATTGAAAAGAAAATCCTATTAAAGAAATTCAAGGTATTATTTCTAGTGGATCTATTTCCAAAGATGGAAATAGTAATGTGCGGCGCTCCGCAAATTTAACTTGTTCAGTAAGTCGTGGAGAATATAATGTAGATAATATTGAAATGGATTTTGCTTTAAATAAAAAAATATTTATTGAAATTGGTATTGAAAATAAAACAAATGAATATTTAGAATATCCTATTTTATGATTTCCTCAAGGTGTTTTTTATATTAATTCCTTTAGTATAAATTCTGCAACCTCTTCTGCTGTTAATCTTACTTTAAATTTAAAAGATAAAATGTGTCTTTTAAATGGAGATATTGGAGGAAAACTTCCTGCTACAATCAGATTTGATACTATGACAACTCAAACAACACAAGGAGAAGTAGTTGAACAAAAAGTTCTTTATTATAATTTAATAACAGAACTAATGAATCATTGAGGAAAAGAAGATTTAAGTAATATTATTATTCAAGATGTTCCATTAAGAATTAAGAAAATTGTTGCTTGAATGGGATCAAATCCAGTTTATCTTAGTAAAGAATGAGATGAACAAACACAAAGTTTTTACTATCAATATCATAAAGAACAAAATAAAGAAGGCACTTATACAGAATATTCTTCTGGAGATGATATTGGATATGTATACGCAGATTTTACTCCTGTTAGTGAAATTACTGCTGCCGCAGGAGATAGTATCTGCAGTGTATTAGATCAAATAAAAAATCAATTAGGAAATTATGAATATTTCTATGATGTATTTGGTATTTTTCATTTTAGAGAAATTAAGAATTATTTAAACATAAATCAATCTGAAATAGTTCTCCAAGAGACAGAAAATCCGGGTAGATATATCTCATTAGAGAAGGGTCAATTTTGTTTAGATACAAGTACTGAATTACAATATTTAATAGATACTGTAAATGATAAAACTAGCTTTACATTTGAAGATAGTAAAAATATTACATCTATTACAATGACTCCAAATTATAATAATATTAAAAATGATTTTATTATTAATGGAATGAGATCATCAGATAGCGGAATAAAAATGGCAATTAGATATAGACTAGTTATTGACAATAAGCCAGAGATTGTTGGGTATACAAACAATACTCATGATCATAAAGTAGATGAATCAGATAATGATAAAATTCCTTATTATGGACTTTTTCACAATTTAATTTATTATACATACCCAGAATACACAGAAAATAGTCCTATTTTACAAACTAATCAACTAGGAAAATGATTTGATGTTGATGTTTTACCAACAGTTGGCAATATGGATCAAATTTATCATTATTATGAAGCGGATGGCACAGAAAAATTTGTAATGTGAATTAATGAAGAATTAAAATATATAGATCTATATTTAAAAGAAGATTTATCTAATCCGCAAGCTGAATCAAAATCTCCCATTGTTTATGACGATTACTACGCAATTGACTGAAGAACATTCTTATTATGTTACGGTCTTGAAGCAAATGCTAATGGAACTGATCCAGGAGAATATTATCAAGATTTATATAGCTTTTGACCAAATGAATATGATCTCCGCAGAGAAAATCAAAAATTTTTTGGAGAAGAAGAAAACGGATCTATTCATTATAAAACTTTAACAAGTGGCAATTTTTATTTTGATATCATTGATGCTAATTCTTCTTCTCTTGGGATATATAGTATAGAAAATATAGGTAGAAGAGTAGATGTAGTTAACAATGATGAAATAAATTGTTTATTTACTCCAGAAATTCCAGATGTAATATTTTTAAATATGGATCAACCAGAACAAAATTGATCTGATAATACTACAATAACTGAACAGAGAATAGCTGAAAATACAGAAGATATTTTAGAAAAACAATGATTAGAATGCATTAATAATGGGCAAGCATGAATAAAAGTGCCAGATACAGATTTCTCAAATTTAATTATTGGTGGATATTTAAATGGAGCTTATGAAGCAATTCGTTATGAATTATTTTTACATACAAATTATCAAAAAACTGTAAATATAACCGCATTACCAGCTTTTTATTTAGAGCCTAATACTAGAACTCATATTTCTGATTTATCTACAAATACTTTTGGAGATTATATAATTCAAAATATTAATTTTAATTTAGGTCCTGGGGCAAATATGTCTGTAACAATGAATGAAGCTTTAGAAAGATTATAGGAGGTATTGTATGGTACAAAATATATCTTATGGTATTGGACAATACCGCTATATTGAAGAATTTGAATATATTAGTTATTTAAAAACAATTAATAAAAATGATAAACAATATGTAGATTATAAACCAGATAGTTCTACTACTTATAGAGATATTGCAATAAAATTACCAGACAATATTCAGTATGGTAATACTTATTATATGACATTAACTGTTCCTCAAGATTTATGATATGATATTACTTTAAATTTAAAATTATGTTCAGAAAATAGTAGTAAACTTTTTGATATTAATTTTAATAAATTTCAACAAATAAAACAGCTAATTATTCCTAAAACCTCTACTGAAAAAGAACTTTATAGCGATGTGGTTTTATTTGAATATACTTTAAATAATAATAATTATGTAGACGTAGATATACCAACAGAATTTAATGGATCTGCAGAACCAAAACGATTATATTACAAAAATGAAAATGATAATTTAATTTATAAATATTGTAATAGTTCTACTTCAAATTGAAATAGTCTTTTACCTGTTCAATATAGTAGATATAATTTGTTACAAGCGTGACAATTACAAAATGTTTCCGAAAATTTATCTGAATTATCTACTATAACTTTTTCTTTTACCTTCTCCCCAAAATATAATTTAACTGAAGGATATAAATATTTATGATTAGAAATTGTACATAATGATAATTATGTTCAATGAGAAGAACAAAGTCAGACTTATAATGGAAATTTTATACCATTAGATTTAGTTCAAGCCAATTTTTATAAGGTAAATAATATCTTACCAATAACAAATGTCGGTATAGCTTCTATTAAATCTGGCATTAATGAATTAAATAGTATATTAGTTACTGGTCCAAAAGGTTTAATATTAAATATTAATGGAGAAGAAGTTAAAATTGGAATGCAAGATCAATATAAGTTAGACAATTTTGATATTTCTTCCTTAGGAATAGTTGTAACAGATGAATTAAAAGAAGATAATAATTTTAATTTTTTAATTGATTATCAATATAAAATAGAAAATTAAATAAATGTGGGAGGAGGTTTTTGGTAAATGACAGCAGAATTGCGTACAACGGTTATTAATATGAAAACACTTAACCAAGCGATACAAAATCCAATTGTAACGGTTGGCGCGAGTGACAAGGATGGCCGCAAGCTTAGAGTAATTTTTACACAAGAAGCCGCAGCTCAATTTACTGATACAACTAAAATCTATTTATGTTGGTATCATCAAGAGTTAGATATTCGAGGATATAGTGTTTTTACAGAAATTAAAAACGAAAATGACAAACGATTTCCTCCCACTTGAGAGATTACTTATCCAAAGGCAATGCTTTTTGAAGGGCATGTTTTAGCAAATATTCAATTAGTAGATAAGGTTAGTATTTCTACATCTACTAATTTTATAATTCATGTATTACTTGACCCAAATGATGGGTCTGATTTTGTAGCTTCAGATGATTATAGCGCTTTCCAAGAAGCTGTAATTAATTTAACAAATCTTGAAGATAGAGTACAGGATCAATTAGATGAAACAATTGCTCAAAATCAAGAACAAAGAGAGCAAATGGAACAGCAAAAAGCTGAATTTGAAAATATGCAATCTATTTTTGATGAAATCCAAAGTGCGGTGACCGCATTTGAATGACATTCTTTGTCTTAATACAATAAAAAATATTTTTAATAAGGTATTAAAAGGAGGGACTAAATGGCACAGGTTAAATTTTATCGTGGAGAAATTGGTACCTCCTTACCTAATGAGACAATAGATGGAGCCATTTTTATTGTCGAAAGAGATAATAAAAATAATTTAGGCGATATTTATGTAGATATGGAAAGTGGTAAACGACTCCATATTAAACCAGATTCTGGTTTTAAAGTATATGATAGCACATTAATAAATAAGATTTCTTCTCTTGGAGAAATATATGTTATATTAGATGATAATCAAAATCAAACAGGAATAAAAGTTGGGGATGGTAAGGCTTATATAGGAGATTTACCCATATATCCAGTTATTTCTCAAGATCAAATTGCATTTTGAAATAATAAAGTAAATGCTTTTATTGGGTTAGATGATCCACTTGAAGAAAGCTTTATCAATTCTGGGATTACAGTTATTCCAGGATCTTTTATAAATCTACCTGCTGAAGAACAACAAGAAACTCTTGTTTTAACTCGATATTAAGAATGAAATGATTCTGGAATATCAATTCAAATTGATAAAATTAAATAATATATAAAATATGCAATTTGAGAGGAGGCAGCTATAATGCCCACAATTTCAAAAATTACATTACCAAATGGTAATACATATGATATTAAAGACGCTTGAGCTCGAGAACAAATTTCTGCAATTACTGGCGGTAGTGCAATAGTTTTTAAAGGTGTTTCAAGTACAGCACTAACAGATGGTGGAAACGAAAATCCTACAGTAAATGACGCTGCAGTTACAACTAAAACTGTAGGTGATTTATACTTTTATGGAAATGAAGAATTTATTTATGGTGACAATGAAAAGTGGCACTCTTTAGGTGAACCTCTTTCTTCCCTTGGAGCATTAGCAAAGAAAAATAGTGCTACTGCTTCATATCAACCTGCGGGTACTGTTAGTAAACCAACCTTTACTGGATCTTCTAGTACAGTAACAATTACTACTGCAAATAATACTAGCGGTAATTATCAGCCTGCGGGCACTGTTAGCAAACCAACTTTTACAGGTTCAAGTATGACTTCTACAGGAAGTTATACACCTAGTGGTTCTATTTCAATAAATAATTCAACTGCAACTGGAAATGTTGTAATTGGTCCTTCTTCAGATACTACTGCTGCAGCTACATATACTCCAGCAGGTTCTGTTACTGTAACAACAAAGACTACAGCAAATAAAACTGCTGCAGTTAATACAGCGTCTGGTACTGCCACTTATACTCCGGCGGGTTCTGTTACTGTAACAACTAGCGCAACTACAAACAAAACCGCAACAGTAAGTGGAACAACTGGAACTGCAACTTATACTCCTGCTGGCAGCGTAGCTGCTCCTACAATTTCAGTTAAAACAGCAGGAGCAACTGCTTCTATTAATAATCCTACAAAAGCTACAGTAGCAAAAACTGTTGTTGCAGCCGCCCCTGGCGCAGCCGCACCTTCAAATAATATTACTTATTATAGCGTAGCAGATGAAACTTTAAGTTTTTATCAATTAGGATATACAACAGGAGATTCAATTACAACTAGTGCAGTTACCGTTAAAACAGGAGATGCGGCGTATGAATCAAGTGCTCCCGCATTCACTGGAACTGGTACAAGACTTGTTACAGGAAATATCGCAGTACCTAATACTTATACTGCAACATTTACTGGTACTGGAGCACGTTTAGTTACTGGAAATATTGCTGTTCCTGACACCTATGCTGCGACATTTACTGGTACAGGAGCCGCGTTAGAAGGAGAATATTCTTATTCTCAAGCAAATTCTGGTACATTCTCTGGTACAACTGCAACAATTAGCGTGGCAGGTACAACAACTGGTTCTGTAGGTCAGCCTACCTTTACAGGCACTAAAGTACAAATTAGTGGTAGTACAACCGCGTCTGGTAGCGTAAGCCAGCCTACATTTACTGGTACCACAGCTACTATTACTGTATCCTAATTTTAAAGGATAAAAAGGAGAAAAAAGGATGAATAAAATTTGTGTATATGCAATAGCTAAAAATGAAGAAAAAAATGTTGAAAAGTGGGTTAAATCAATGTCACCCGCGGATCATATTATAGTATTAGATACGGGCTCTACAGATAACACTGTAGAGCTCTTATCTTCTCTTGGAGTGGAAGTACATCAAAAGATATATGATGAATTTAGATTTGATACTGCTCGTAATGATTCACTAGCTTTAGTGCCAGATGAATATAATATTAGAGTATGTACAGATTTAGATGAATTTTGAGAATCATCTGATTGAGCAAATGTCCTTAGAGAAAATTGAGACGAAGAAAAGCCTAGAGTTATTTATAGATATATCTGATCTCATACGGAAAATGGAAATGGAAAAGAATTCGTTTTAAATAAAATTCATGGTAAAGATCCTAATTTATTTTGAGATGGGATCGTACATGAACATTTAATGGATAGAATAACTCACAGTAGACAATTTTCTAAATTTATTGATTTAAGAGATAAATTAGTTTTACATCATTTTCCAGATTATCAAAGAGATAAAAAATTCTATTTAGACTTAATTAAAAAGCGTGTCCAAGAGAATCCAAATGATCATCAAGCTTGATTCTTATGAGGAAATGAAGAAAAAGCTAAGGGATCAATTGAAGAAGCATTAAAAGCTTATTCATATGTCCTCGAGCATGCAGAAGATTTTCCAGAACTAGATATTTGAGAAAAAGCTAGTTTATATTATAATGTAGGTTATTGTTATTTAAGAATAAATAAAGCAATAAATGGTATGGATTCATTTTGTAAAGGCATTGCAGAAAACAAATATTATAAAGACAATTACTTAGGTTTGGGTGATATTTTAGTTTGTAGTGGGTTATATGACATGGCTATTGGTGTATTAAAAGAGGGATTAAAAACAGAACAACCAATTAGAGGTTGAATGGATGAACCTTTATCTTGATCATATGGCTTTTATAATCTATTAAGTATTGCTTATAGCAAAAAGAATGAATATGATAAAGCTTTAGGATATGCAGTTAAGGCTTTGTCATATGAACCGAACAACGAGATATTAAAAGCTAGATATAAAGATTGTCTAACTCGAATTTAATAACTATTATACTAAAGGCAGTTTTGTATAATTACAAGATTGCCTTTTTTATTTTATATGAAATATTTTTAAATAATTTTAGGAGGGCGTAATGGCACAAATTTCAAATATTATGCTACCTAATAATACTAAGTATGATTTAAAAGGCAGCATACATACCGTAATAGGAACTCAAACTGCCGCAGGTGCTTCTTGGACTGGCGAATTAAAAACTATTGACGCTCTCTATGATGGTTTAACAATTGCTTACTGATTACCTTATGCTGGAGCTAATAATGTAACTTTAAATTTAACTTTGAAAAGTGGAACTACTGGTGCAATTAATTGTTATTATCAAGGTAATACTAGATTAACAACGCACTATGGCGCAGGTTCTATGATTTTACTTACTTATTGGAGCGCTGGCAAGATTAAAGTTAACGGTACAGCAACCACTGATAATCGTTGAATCGCTGGACAAAATTATGTAGATGGTAATACAGTACCTACAATTTATTGTGGCACTGGGGCAGGCACAGCTGCAAAAACTACAAGTGCTTATAGTATACATGCATGAAATTCTAGTCCTGTCAAAAATCAAGATGAATCTTGCTATTTAATTGTAAATATGTATTATACTAATACCGCGGCGTCTGCTCTTACATTTGCCGCAAGTAATTGACCTGCGAAACCAATTTGAATTAATGGTACAGCAAGTAGTGCTTCAAATCATACTTTACCTAAAGGAATGTACATAGTCTATTACGACGGTTCTGTATTCCATTTCCGCACAGATGGTATCCTTCCAACAGGTGGAATTAATATTAGCAATAAAGTAAATTTAGAATATAATTCTACAACAGAAGCTTTAGATTTTATATTCAGTTAGGAGGTCAACATGGCTTTACAGGTTTGACTTCCGTTAACTGGAGATTTAATTCAACAAGGATTATCTGGTGTAGAAGCTGTTAATAATGGAGCTACTGTAAATAATGATGGTAAACTTGGTAAATGCTATCAATTTGATGGTAATGATTATATTACTTTACCAATAAAATTTTTAGGTTCTGATTATTCTTATAGTGTTTGAGTTTATACTACTTCTGCTAGTACAACACAAACACTTGGCTGTTGTAGAGCTACAGTTGGTAACGGTTTTTCATTATTTTTAATTGATGGAAAAATAAGAATTGATCCAGGTGGAAAAAATGTTCAATGAATAACTAATTATACCTATCCTATTAATACTTGATTTCATATTGCGATAACCTGTAATAATGGAAAAATTAAATATTATATTAATGGAGAGTATAAACAAGAATATAATATGACTTTAAATGAAAGTCAATGAGGAACCTTATTTTCTATTGGTGCAAGTCAAGCTAATGGATCTGGCTATGGAAATTATTTAACTGGACAGTTAAATGATATTCGTATCTATGATCATTGTCTTTCTACTAAAGAAATTAAAGAATTATCTAAAGGATTAATTTTACATTATAAATTAGATAAAATTAAGCAAACTTTAATTAATGCTTATACTTATCCAACTTTTAATACTTCAAGTGCCAGCGCAGGATGAAATCATTGAGGTCGTACAAATGCAGTTGGGACAAGTGGACAAAATCAAGATAAACAATATATATTTAGACCTAATCAGCAGTATAGTCATTGAGTAGCTAATGCTTCTACTGCACCAATGAGCACAGGCGGATATTTATGCTATCAATCTCCTGCGTTTGAAGGCGGATATAGAAGTATTCAATGTATTGTAAAAGAAGAAAATAGTTTGCCAATAACAGAAGAAATTGTTATGCCCGCATGAAATGGAAGAGATGGTGGAGCAGAACAAAATATATGAACTTCTGTTGAATCTCTTGGAAATGGCTTTTATCTTTGTAAATGTGAAGGAATTCATCAAAGTGGGTCAAATGATTTAATTGGATTCTATGTTGGTCCAGGATATAAAGTATATTTTTCAGAAGCCTACTGTGAAGATGATAGAGAAAAATGTACAGATATTTTTTCTTTAGATGATTTTGAATTAGATTGTAGTGGATATAAAAATAATGGTACACCTACATCTAATTTAACTTTATCAACCGATACTCCCAGATATAGTGCATCTACATATTTTCCTTCTGGTACAACTTTTATCGCAGCTGGTAGAAGTGCTATGGTCAGAGATGCAATTACTGTAAATCTTTGAATAAAATTTTCTACTTGAGGAAATCCAATATCCTGTACAGAAGGCGGTGGATGAAATTTTGAAAATGCAAGTGGAATTCAATTTTCTCTCTATATAGCCTCTGTTGGATATAAACCTGTTAACAGTGGAGTGGCTACAAATACTTTAAAGGATAATTGACACATGTTAACTGGAACATGCGATCGAGAAAGCGTAAAGATTTATATAGATGGTGAATTAAAAGGCACTACATCAACTGGCTCTACGAATTTAATTGGATATAATGGTGCTAATGGTATTTTTATTGGAGCAGAAGCTGCAGGAACTACTACAAATCCAGCTAGTACTGCTTTTATTGGTAATATATCAGATGTTCGTATTTATGCGACAGCATTGTCTGAAGAGGATATATTAGAACTTTATCATACTGTTGCAAGCATAGATAAACAAGGCAATTTATTCTGCGGAGAGGTGGTGGAATAAATGGCTAAAGAATTATTGCATGGACCTAAATCTTTATATGTAACTTCTGGAAATGGTACTATAGAATATACCAAAGATAGTACAGTAATTACTGGTAATGCTTGAGTTAATCAGCATTATCCAGAAACATTAGGTACAGATTATATAGAAATTGATTCTAGTAAAACTTTTTATTATGATTTCGTTTATTCAAGTCCAATAGCTGGTAATCAATATTATATTGGTTTTGAAAAATTTGATGCTAATAAAACAGCAACTTCAAATTCTTCTACCATTTATCTCATCGCTGCATCTACCGTTGTAAACGATTATCGTAAAGTTGGAACTGTTGATTTATCTAAAGATAATTTAGGTAGTTCAACTAAATATATTAGACTAAGAATTTTAAATCAATGAACTGGTTCTACTGCGGCTAGCGGTACAGGAATCTTAGAAATTAAAAATCTCAGTCTACTTCAATTAGATGATGATGAAAAAATTCCTTCTATTCAAAAAACTGGCGCAATATCTGCGGTCAATTTTAGAGAAAATAATATGAATACCGCAAAGATATTTAAAAGAGAAGGCTTTGAAGTAGATACTATTTATGAAATTTAAGAGGGAAGGTGATGACTTATCGCACAATTAAAAGATTTAATTGTTACAGGTCCTGCGCGTATCATAGGCACTTTATATGCCCAAGATGCATCAACCACTATCGCAGGTCTTGTTAAACTTGGTGGAGGTACATCTCACTTCCTTCGTGCGGACGGCACATGGGCTGCACCGCCTAATGATAAGGGTGTGACTAGTGTTGCCGCATCTGGTACTGGCGGAATTTCTATCTCAGGAAGTCCAATTACATCAACTGGTACAATTACCATTGGATTAAATTTAAGTACAGCAATTAATGGTTTAGGTGAAGGTAGTTCTCCTGCCACTATGAATGACTATGCGGTTGTTCAGTATGCGGGTGGAGGAACTACTACTACAACTTATCATCGCCGCAAATTAAGTAACATCTTAACCAAGAGTAACATTGAAACAGGTTTAGGATATGCTCGTGGTGCTGCTAATGGCGTAGCTCCATTAAATTCAAGTTCTAAAATTGATGCTACATATCTTCCTAGCTATGTGGATGATGTTCTTGAATATACAGCTAAAGCAAACTTTCCCGCAACTGGTGAAGAAGGTAAGATTTATGTAGATAAAACCACTAATCTTACTTGGCGTTGAGGTGGTTCCGCTTATGTAGAGATTAGTCCTTCTTTAGCTCTTGGATCTACTGCATCTACTGCGGCTAAAGGTAATCATACTCATAGTTTTACTCCTGCTGGAACTATTGCAGTTCAAACAGCGGGAACAACAAATAATACTTTAAAACCGGTTACAGCAAAGACAGTAGTAGTTTCCGCAAGTGGGGCAACGGCAGCTGTTAGTAATTGCGTATTAACAATTAGTAATGGTTCTTTTAGTACAGGAGATTCTGTTACTCTTGGAAGTGCTGTTACCGTTAAAACTGGAGATGCAGCTTATAAATTCACTGGAACAGCTGGCACAACAGGCGTTCCAGCATAGCAAGGAGGTAAGATATGGCTGGCCAAACTATCGGCAAAGTAGTCGCTGGGGGTAAGACACATACTGTTACCTCTACTTTTTATGGAACTTGTG